ACGACTACGGTTAGGCCACCCTTAGGCGAACCATTATACACGGTTATGAAACCTTTGTCAACCATAAAGATACCTTAGAGAACTGTGGTAAGTCTTTGATTTATATAGATACCACTGGGGGTACCTCTACCGAAAATACCCAAAAAAGGTATGCTTTGACTTCTGTTTCGCTATTTTTATTTACCGTGTAAGTCTTTGATTTACATAGGTACCGCTAAAACCCCCCGCAAATTACAATTGTAATTCTATGGCTGTTGCCAGTACGTAACTATATGTTAGACTTCGCAAAACCCGGTATTTCGGATACCTGCGAATGGCTGTTGTACAAGTGGAACCTACCAAGGACCACCCGATCCCCTATGACTTGTCAGAGGAGAAACCCGCGACCCTAATCGATGAGATAGCAGTGGCGGGCAATACAGCAGAATTGCAGGTAGAAATGGGCGCACCTTTGGAAGTTTCCGAGGGAGATGCTGCCCGAGAAAAAGAATTGTTAGAGGCAGTTGCCACAGCGCAAAAGCCCGCCAACCTTACAAATCAGACCACGGCGTTTGCTGCGGCTGCATTTCTACGTACATATGGTGCCCAGCTTGCTATGGATGCAGCACAGGCTCGGTCTGCCATTACGCACAAGCTTATGGAGATTGCCGACTGCGGCGACCCAAGGTACGAGCTGAAAGCACTTGAACTGCTTGGAAAGCACAGCGACATAGGTATATTCACCGAACGCAGTGAGATAACTATAAACTACAAGAGTCCAGAAGAACTGGAGAAGGCGATCAAGGATAGGGTGAAGAACCTACTTAACGCTACTGTAGTAGACATAACGCCAGCAGGGGGAGCCTCCGAAGAAGAACTGGACGATATGTTAGGTGTAGTCGATCTGGATGCTGAAGATGATGACGAAGAATTAGATGACGAACGTGACATCTCCATTTGACGACATATCTCTTCAGGATATACCGAAGGTACTGCCCTTGTTGTCGCAACCGGAGCAGGAAAGGGTACTGGCAGAACTTGAGCAGTTAGCGAAGCTCAAAAAGCAGAAGAAGGCGCAGACTAGGTTTTTAGATTTTACTAGGCAGATGTGGCCTACGTTTATTAGCGGGAAGCACCATGCGAGGATGGCTGAAGCATTTGAACGAGTGGCTCGGGGCGAGTGCAAGCGTCTTATTGTCAATATGCCTCCTCGTCACACTAAGTCTGAGTTTGCTAGTTATCTTCTGCCTGCTTGGTTTTTGGGTCAATTTCCCCACAAGAAGGTCATTCAAACGTCGCACACCGCAGAACTTGCGGTTGGCTTCGGTAGAAAGGTAAGAAACTTAGTCGATCAGGATGCGTATCACGAGATATTCCCTGATTTACACCTGTCCTCAGACAGTAAAGCGGCAGGTAGATGGAACACAAGCAAGGGTGGAGACTACTTTGCGATAGGTGTCGGCGGTGCGGTTACTGGTAAAGGTGCGGATTTGCTCATTATTGACGACCCGCACTCGGAACAAGAGGCAGCATTAGCCGAAACTAACCCGGATATATACGACAAGACCTACGAGTGGTACACATCCGGGCCAAGGCAGCGTCTCCAACCGGGCGGAGCCATCGTTGTGGTGATGACACGGTGGTCATTGCGTGATTTGACGGCCCGTGTACTCAAAGCCAGTGCCCAAAGGGGTGGTGATGAGTGGGAAGTGATTGAATTTCCGGCATTAATGCCGAGCGGGAACCCTCTGTGGCCTGAGTTTTGGTCAAAAAAGGAGCTTGCGGCCCTAAAAGAGGAACTTCCTAACGCAAAATGGATGGCTCAGTACCAACAAGAGCCAACATCCGAGACATCTGCCATCGTGAAGCGCGAATGGTGGAGAACTTGGGAAGAAGAACAGCCGCCACCGTGTGATTTCTTACTAATGGCGTGGGATACGGCGTTTGAGAAGACAAATCGGGCTGACTATTCGGCCTGTACGACGTGGGGTGTGTTCTACGCGCCCGATGAGAACGGAGTTGAGCAAGCAAATATTATTCTGCTCAATGCGTTCAGGGACAGGATGGAGTTTCCTACGCTGAAACGCGTAGCAGTAGAGCAATACGAGGAATGGGAGCCGGACTCGCTCATTGTAGAGAAGAAAGCTTCCGGGGCACCGCTGATATACGAGATGCGGGCGATGGGTATACCAGTGCAGGAGTTCACTCCTACCAAGGGTAACGACAAGATTACGAGACTGAACGCAGTTTCTGATTTGTTTGCCTCGGGTATGGTGTGGGCACCGGATAAGAGCTGGGCGGAAGAGGTTATTGATGAGGTCGCGGCATTCCCAGCAGGGGAGCATGACGACTACGTGGACTCCGTATCATTGGCGTTGATGCGGTATAGAAAAGGCGGATTCGTAAGGTTGCCCTCAGATGAAGAAGACGAGGTGCAATACTTCAAGCAACGTAGAGGCGGGTACTACTAATGGCTATTGAAAAAGGTTTATATCAAACCCCAGAAGGTCTGGCGGTTGAAGAAGAAGCACAAATGGAGATCGAGATTGTTAACCCTGACATGGTGACAATGGACGATGGTAGCGTTGAGATTACTCTAGTACCTGAAACAGGTATGGAAGAAACGGCTGGTGCGCCGTTTGACGCTAACCTTGCAGAGTATTTAGAAGACGGACAGTTGACAGAGATCGCCTCAGAGCTTATAGATTATGTCGAGACCGACACATCTAGCCGTAAAGAGTGGGCAGATACCTTTGTTAAAGGGCTAGATGTACTCGGTTTCAAATACGAAAAGAAAGTAGAGCCTTGGGAAGACGCCTGTGGTGTCTACTCCAATGTCCTAGCCGAAGCCGCTATCCGCTTCCAAGCTGAAGCGATGAGCGAAACTTTCCCCGCCGCTGGCCCTGTCAAGACCAAGGTACTTGGAGAGATAACCAAGGAGAAGGAAGACGCCGCCCTCCGAGTCAAGACGGACATGAACTACGAACTTACCGATGTCATGGTCGAATACCGTCCTGAACACGAAAGGTTACTCTACTCCCTTGGTCTTGCAGGGTCTGCGTTTAAGAAAATCTACTTTGATCCCAACCTTGGCAGACAGGTTGCTATGTATATCCCTGCCGAGGACATGATTGTCCCTTACGGCGCGTCAAACATAGAGACAGCAGAGCGTGTTACTCACGTAATGCGTAAAACCAAGAACGATCTCGTTAAATTGCAGGTTGCTGGCTTCTATAGAGAAGTTGAACTAGGCGATCCTACCTCTTATCACACCGATATAGAGGAGAAAAAAGCACAGGAAGGGGGGTACACCCTCAACGACGATGACCGTTACACGCTCTTAGAAGTCCATGCAGACCTCATATTGGACGATATTGACCAAGAAGAAGGCCCGCTTCAGGTAGCAAAACCCTATATTGTTACGATAGAGCAGGGCACCAGCACTGTTTTAGCTATCCGCCGTAACTGGAACCCTGATGATCCGTTGATGCTCAAGCGTCAACATTTCGTCCACTACTCTTATGTACCGGGTTTTGGCTTCTATGGTCTTGGTTTAATTCACATTATTGGTGGTTATGCTAGGGCGGGCACCTCTCTTATCCGTCAACTAGTTGACGCAGGTACTTTGTCGAATCTACCGGGGGGTTTGAAGTCCCGTGGGCTGCGGGTTAAGGGCGATGACACACCCATTGGCCCCGGCGAGTTCCGTGACGTGGACGTGCCTTCTGGCAGTATAAAAGACAATTTAATGACGCTCCCTTACAAGGAGCCTAGTCAGACACTTCTTGCATTATTGAAGCAGATCACTGAAGAAGGCCGACGTTTGGGGGCGATCAGTGACATGAACATTTCTGACATGAGCGCCAACGCGCCTGTCGGAACAACCCTTGCTCTGTTGGAGCGCACTCTCAAGCCGATGGCTGCGGTCCAAGCCCGTGTCCACTACTCGATGAAACAGGAGTTCAAACTTCTGCGAGGCATCATCGCTGAGTATGCGCCCGACGAATACATGTACATGCCTGACCGTGGAGAACCCCGTGCCCGCCGCATGGACTACGACATGGTGGAAGTAATTCCTGTCAGTGACCCCAACAACAGTACGATGGCGCAACGGGTTGTGCAGTATCAGACTGTGTTGCAGATGGCACAGGCTACCCCACAGATATACGACCTGCCCCAGCTACACCGGCAAATGATCGAAGTTCTGGGTATTAAGAACGCAGATAAGCTTGTACCTACTAAAGATGATATTAAACCGTCTGACCCAGTTAGTGAAAACATGGCTGTGTTGGTAGGAAAGCCTGTCAAAGCGTTCATTTACCAAGACCACGACGCGCACATTGCTACACACCAAGCGTTCTTACAAGACCCGCAGATTGCGGCGTTTATCGGGCAGAACCCAGCAGCGCAACAGCAGGTAGCAGCACTGCAAGCGCACATTGCCGAACACGTAGCATTTAGTTATAGACAGCAGATGGAAGCAAAAGTTGGAGTCCCATTACCTGCACCAGATGCAGAACTTCCAGAAGAGACTGAGGTGGAGTTGGCAAGCTTACTAGCGCAGGCCGGGCAACAGCTTACACAACAGAAGCAACAAGCTGCCGCACAACAAGCTGCACAGCAGAAGGCTCAAGACCCGATTATCCAGATGCAACAGCAAGAATTGCAGCTTAAAGCTGCTGAACAACAGCGCAAAGCACAGAAAGATCAGGCAGATGCAGCACTTGACGCTGCAAAACTCCAGCTTGATAAGCAGAAAGCAGACAACACCGCC